ATTTGACCATGAAAACTTGTTTGAATGCAATGGGATATGAGGATGATCCAGCTGGGATTATCACTCTTAGTGAAGCAGATAAATATGATTCACAGTACACTTCTGATGTTATGGGTGTGAAGATAGATGATGTCGCTAATCAGCGATCTGAATTTATGCAAGAAGCAACTACTAGGAAATATATTACTATGTTTAACTCAGTTGCAGCGCAAGCTGTAAAAGCTGAATTGAATGAGAAAGGTACTGTTTTCTTCAACTTTAAAGTTGGAGTAATTACAACAAATGTGCGTGATTTAGATGCGCGTTTGTATGCTAACTATCCTGTTGCAGTATTGCGACGATTTGTGCATGTTACAGCTTCTGTCAAAGATAAATATAAGATCCCAGGCGGTGATAGTTTAAATACTGATCATCCTGATCTTGTAAATCACGATAATCCACATGAAATTTTGGATGTTTGGCAGTTTGACGTATTTGAGGTGATTCCATGTAAGGGAAAACCTGTTTGGCGTCCTATAGTTTATAATAATAAGGAGTGTAATGGCTTGAGTTTAGAAGAGTATTTAGATGTTTGTATTTACTTGAGTAAGAAACATTCTGATAAGCAACGTAAGGAAGTTGAGAAATCAAAAGCGTTGGCAGAAATGAAGTGCTGTAGAACTTGTTCCAAATTGCCTCAGTTTTGCAAATGTGAAGCTGAACCTCATTCTGAAACTTTGTCAAAAATTATTTACATGGGAGTAAGAGATGGTGTTATTTCAGGACTGACTAGTTGGTGGTGGAAACCACTAACATCTTTGTTAGGTTCTGTTGTTTTACATCAATCAAAAGCTGCTACAAAAGTTTTGAGACAACAAATCGAAAGTGGTCTCACTACAGCTGTTCCTGTTGCTTCTGCTATGGTTCCTGATTGTATATATTATTCAAATATGTTTCAGTCAGGTGTGCATAAGTTCTATAAAAGCACACACACTTTAAGAAGTGATATTTTCCAGAAGATTCTTTGGTCTGTAACCCTTATGGGTGTATGTGGATCATTGTATAATAAGCACTATTGTGCTTGTTTATTCACACTTATGGCAGGTTATTGTGGCACTGTTTTATTACAGAGCCATCGTGATTTGCAAATACAGAATTGTGTGATGGAATATAACGCTCGGCGCGATGCCATTAAGGAATATGCTGAAACTTTGAAAAGTCATTGGGTAACTAAGGCTGCTCTTGCCACTGTTGTGGTAGGAAGTATTGCTTTCTTTATCAGACAATGGTATAAGATGTATGAAGCAAAACCCAATAGTGTAGATGTTGCTGCAGAAGATGCTAAGCCAGGATGGATGAATTCTATTATGGCTAAGATGTATATGAAAGTTAAGACACCTGATGAATGTAAAAACATGATGCCTGCTCATATTGAGAAGAAGATCTTGAATAACATGATGTGGGGAAGTTTCGATTTTCCTACATACACTAACAAATGTGGTGTATTCTTCCCACGAAAATCTGTTATGTGGTTTCCTAAGCATATTATGTTTAAGGATAACAACTTAGATGGAGAAAGAAATGATAGTTGTGTCGTGACATTAACCCGATACAAAAATATGCCTGGCGGCAAATTTAAAGTAAGAATAGATTATGAAGCTTGCTTTGAATTTCCAGGTTTGGATATGTTAGGTTGTTATGTACCTAATAGTCCTGATTTTCCATCTTTGAAATCTTTACCTCAAAGTTTACCTGTTGGTGACTGTCTTGGAAAGATTCTTATTCCACGACAAGATTGTATTGATAGTGATATAATTCACATGTCATTTCAAAAGGTTGCACATACGTATTTGTCTATGTATGGTTGTATTTACAGATCAGCCAAGGTAGCACCCGGTTCTTGTATGGGTCCTATCATTTCTGAAGCCAAAAACCCTTGTGTGGTTGGTTTTCATATTGGAGGAAATCCTAATTCTTGTTTAGGAATAGCACAAACTGTGACACAAGAAATGGCTGATGCATGTTACGCATATTTAGATAATCGTTTCATGTTATCAGCTGAATCCGGAGTGATCCCGCATACGCAATATGATGTTGAATTGCTCACTAGTACAGAAGTAAATCCTAAAGCCTTGTATATTAAGGAAATGACGGAAGATAATTTTGTAGAAGTTTTGGGTTCCACACAATTACGATCAGAACAAAAATCGGAAGTTGTAGAATCCATCTTATCACCAGATATTGAAAAGATATGTGGTGTTCCTCAGAAATGGGGAAAGCCAAAGCTTCATCCTAATTGGAAAGCGTATAATGCAAACATAGAATATTTTTCTAAACCTGCTGATATGTTTCCTACTCTATTGCTTGAAAAAGCTGTAGCTGATTATTTGGAACCTTTGGAAGAAGCAATGCTTGAATATGTAAAGCAAGAGGATTTTAGACCTTTAACAATGCATGAAAATATTTGTGGAATTCCAGGAAAGAAATACGTTGATCCATTACCTATGAATACAGGTATTGGATTTCCACTAATGGGAAAGAAAAATAAGTTGGATGCTAATGGTG